GGGAGATCACGGCATTGCACCCCAGCAGCGCCGCCATGTAGCCGACCATCTCCCGGCAGGTGTGTCCGGTCAGATCGCCCTCTATGGCCACGTCAGCGCCGCCGTAGTCCAGCGTTAGCCCAGCCTGTGCACAGATGTCCCTCAGCACCGCAAGGGCTGTGGCGGGGCTGCCAGACGGCGTATACTCCCCGCCCAGGGCATAATAGGCGGCGTCGTAGGCGGTGATGGTGGTGCTGTCCTCCGCCCGCTCCTGGCTCGTCACGTAAAACCGGCCCAGCGGTACATACTGGATAGCACCGTCCACCTCGGCCCCCACCTCCACGGTGATGGGGGCATCCTGCAGGTCATAAGCGCCGTAGAGTTTACACCGGATCATGGCGGCGCACACGCTGCCGATGGTAATGTCAGTGCCGGAGGCGCAGGAGGCCGTGTAGGTCAGGGTGTCGTGGTCCAGCTCAGTGCCGGCCTCCGTACAGATGCGGATGTGGAGCAGCTGGGAGGAGAGAGCCGCTTTCAGTGCGTTCGATACTTGATACATGCTCTGCCCTCCTTATTGCTCGATGATTTCCACAGATGCATCATAAATACACCGGGCCCCCGGCGCATAAAACTGAATCGTATAGCTCGGCGTGCCAAAGTAGGCGCTGATCGTCCGGGTCTCCCCCGTTACCGTCCGAAAGCGGACCGCCACGAATTCTTTGTCCACGTTGCTGGCCACACCTTCGATAGCAGCCGCCTGAGCCACAGTAATTGGCGGCCAGCGGACAACCAACTTGTCCTTGATGGTTATTATCTTTCCCTTCATTACCCCGGACTCCATGCGGCCGGTGGCGTCAGACCAGATTTTTTCCCGGGTAAGGGTCACGCCGCCGACGGCGGGGATGGGCAGGGAGACGCCATCCACCACTAGCTCCATCAGCGCCGTCTGGGTAACGGTTATAGTTTTACGTACCGCCATGTGCTACACCTCCCTACACCGCGCCGGCATTGTGGAGCGGATACCTCCCCTGATTGGCTTCGCCGTGCAGATAGTCCACTACGGTCTCACCCAGCACTTTGCCGTTTGGCATAGTCAGGGTAATGTGGATCTGTTGCCCACCTGCAGTAGCCCCGGGGGCCAGCATCTGGACGATCCGGGACGCCACCATATCAAGCCACTCCGTATGGCTTTCGAGGGGGATAATAGCCTCTCTGCCAGCCTCTCCGGCCACCAGATTGGTGCCGAAAAGCATTGCCCGGTCCACAATGCCGCCACGGGCCGCGAACTTAAGTTTACCAATGTTAGTTGTTACCTTTGCGGCTTTGCTCGTCCCTGTCGTGTATTTCAGCTCAACCGTGGTTTTTTTGTCAATGAGGTCCGAGGCGCTGAGCTTTTTTGTTGCGGATGGAGTTACCGGTATGCCCACCTTGCCGCCTGACTTACTCAACGCGTCATTGATTTTTTTAACTGCGCTGCTTGCAAAACTGGCAGGGGTCGTCGATGTGGCGGTGGGAAACAGCAGGTTGCCCGGTCGCCACTTACTGATAAAATCCTTAGCCAGAGTTGCCGGTGTGGTTTTCAGCACATTCGGATGAGACAGCGTTCCCGGCCTCCAGCTGTTCTGGAAACCGGTCGCGAGGCTTGCGGGCGTATTCTGCAGGGTGTTGTTCAGCTTCACCGAGGTTCCGTCCAATACGGTCTTGATTCGCTTCTGCATGGGGGTGGGCTCTTCGCTCAGTGTATCGTTGATGCTGATTCCCACGCCGTCCAGCGTCTTCCGAATGCGGTTAAAGATGGACACCGGCTCCTCGTTCAGCCTATCCTGTACCGTGGTATTCATCGTAGCGCCGTCCAGCCCGTAGATCCTCTCCACATCGTTCTTGCTCTGCGCCGTCAGGCGGGCGTTGAGCCGCGTCGCCTTAGCGGCAGACTGACTCTTGATGCCGCCATCCGCCCCCAATCTCCCTGCCATTCGATCGCGTATCTCAAGCGTGGCTTTTTTAAGCGCTCCGAGTGTGGCACGGTCCTCCATGGAGGTCCGGCCATGGGCACTAATTAGCATGGGCTTAGTGGTGCCGCTTCCGGCAAGGCCTCCACCGGTTCCTCCGGAAAACGTCCCTTCACGACTACCAGATAACTTTCCACCACTGTGGCTATACCCCTTATCGTTGATCGTCGTCGTAGTTTTCTCAAACCCTGTAAATTTATCACCGGGCTTGATGATTGCTTGCACCATAGGATCATTTAAAAATTCCTTGATTGGGTCCAACAGGCCGCCCAGGCCAATGATGCGCATAACGTTTTCCATCGTCCCTGCCAGGGCACTCGTGATATCCGCAAGCCCGCTAGCATCACCGTCAAGCAATTTATTGGCTCCATCAAAAAATTTGGTCCACGAGTCCAGGCTCGTCATTACGGCATCTCCCGCCAGATCCAGCAATGGGCTTACCAGATTATCCCAACTCCAGGAAAGTACAGGTTCTAACTTGATAATGGCATTAGCAAAAAATTTCGTCGAGGACGCCAGCGCAGTCATCAGTCCCGGTGCAGCCTTCTCGATGGTCCACTTTCCCAGGGGCTTCAGCACGTTCTCCCAGCCCCAGGAGAGCCCGTCTTTCAGCACCCCTGCCAATTCGCTGCCGGCGTCCTTAAGCTTTCCCCAAGCTGTTTTCAGGGGCGAGAAATCCAAACTGGCCAGATAGTCCCGGAACTTGCCCATGGCGCCCGAAAAGGCATCAGTCTTGTCCGTGATTTCATCCAGCATGGACCCAGCTGCCGCCGCTGTGCTCTTGGTAACACCCATGCTGCTGCCAGCACTGCCTCCGCTGCCGCCGGAACCTCCGGACCCGCCGGATCTGCCGCCGCCGGAGCTGGTCTGCGCCGTCAGCTTAGTGATCCTGTCAAATCCAAGGATTTGCCGCTGCAGCTCCTTTGCCGCGCTGGTCGCCCCCTTGGTGGCCTTGCCCACGCGTCCCACGCTGTCCGCAGCGTCCGAGGCGGCAGAGTCGATGTCGGACAGGTCGATCGCCAGCCCGGAGGCGTCCACCGACCCGAGGCCGGCGGAGAGCTTGGTATTGACAGTGCCAAAAACGGACGAAAACACGTCTGAAACGGCGTTCGCAAATCCGACCAGATGCCCCAGGATGGTATTCAGTACCGTCACCACCGGATTCAGGACCGCTATAAAGCCTTTGCCCAACACGGAAATCAGGCTCACAAACTGGTTTTTCAACACCCGGACATTGTTCGCCCACTGGGTAGACGTGTCCGCAAAGTCCCCCTGTGCATAGGCCAGTGTGTGCATGACGTAGTTATACCGCAGCATAACCTTTTCCGCCTGCGACATGGCGGAGTAGCTGGTGGTAATGCCCTGCGCCAGCGCAAATTCCTTAAGATTGGTCTCGGTCATTACCACGCCCAATTCTTTCAGCGACTGGGTCTCGCCCGTAAAGACGCTCTTGAGCTTGGTATAGGCCGTCTCCTGATCCAGGTTAAAAAACGACGCCACGTCGCCGGTCATGCCCGCCAGTTGGATGGCAAGGTCGGCAGCCTGCCCTTCGGCGATGCCCATGCTTTTGCCCATGGCCATAAAATTGGCGCTAAACTGTTTGGCCTGCAGTTCCGTCAGGCCAAAGCTGGAAATGGCCGTTTTCGCAAACTCATCCGCCCGGTAGCTCAGATTGCCAAAGGCTTTATCCACCACGTTCTGTACCTCGGTCAGATCGGAGGCCGCCTCGATGCATTTGCCGATGCCGGCGGTGATGGCGGTAAAGGAGACCAGGCCCATCAACTTACCGCCAAGCGCCCCAAGTGCGCTCTGCGTGCGGTCAAGGCTTTTGCTGTTTGCCTCAACCTTGGCAAAAGCGTTGCCCGTCTGATCCGCCCACTTCTGCGTCGCCGAGGCAGCGGACTTCGAACCGCTGATCAGACTGGAAAAGTCCGCGCCCACACGGACCATCATATTTTTTACGACTGACGTAAGCCGTCACCGCCTTTCTGTCTGATCAAATCCGCAACCGGTTGCGGATTTATTCCAAGTCGCACCACTGCACCGTCACCTTCATCGCCCGGGTCATCAGTTCAAGATTCAGGTCTAGCCCGTCCTCCTTGTCCGCCTCGCACGTCACGCCAAAGATATACTGCCCGTCGCCGGTAGCGGCGTTGGCCAGAGACCGCATCTTTTTCTGCGCGTCCCGATATAGGGCGTGTACCTGGTCATAGGTCGCCGCAAAGAAGTAAATCAGTATTTCGTCGACGTAGTGATGTACATTGCCGGATAGGTCGGCGATCTCCGTCTGTTCGCCGAAGCTATAAATGGCAAACGGGGCCTCTACGTCATCCACGCAGGCCCCGGTGGGAAAAACGTTCCCGGCCAGCTCAGGCACCGCCTCGGCCGTCCGTTTGATCGTCTCGTATATCATGCTAATCCTCCGTTCTTTTTCGCCCATGCCTGGTCCAGCTTCTTCCCCAGTTCGTCCAGCACCAGCTGATTATGGTACGGGTTCAGGTCTTCCGCTGCCTGTTTCATAAAGTACAGCCCCTGCACCCGCCCCCTGCGGGTGCGGAAGCCGTATTCCTGGGACCCGGGATAGTAGTACCGATGCCCGCTGCGGGAGATCTTGACGAAGGTGTCGTTCATCTCCCGATCCATCCAGACGTCGTAAACGACTTTTCCCTTCTGGGTCTTCTCCTTCCGGCTCCGCACCTTAATTCCTTTACGCAGGGCGCCGGTGCGCCTGGGCGCATTTTTCCGGGCAATCCGGGCGACTTTGGTGGCCGACTTTTTTACAGGCATGTTCAAGGCGCTGGACGGGACGGTTCCCAGCCGCTCCACGCCCGCCTTGATCTCCTGCGGGGTCGTCCCCTCTATGGTGATTTTAATCTGTTTCCCGGTGCCGATTTTCAGCGTCTCCGCCATCAGACCAGCTCCTTCGCCAGCAGGGTCAGTCCCGCCTTTTCGCCCTTCCAGTCCGCCGGAGGGCCGACAAGGAGAAAGATGCGCCCCTGCCATACCACCCGCATCTCTGCGGTGATGCCGGGCCGCCAGCGGATGTAAAAGCGGTAAAGCCCTTCGTGCTGGACGGCTCCGTTGGCGTCCAGCGCCTTGCTGTCAGCGCAGTTGGCCTCTGCCCAGACGGTGCAGACGTCTTTCCACTCTCCCACCGTCTGGCCGGAGGGGTTGCGTGTCTTCTCCCGCCGCTGGATGGTGATCCGCTTATTCAGTCGTCCCGCTTCCACCGCCGAACGCCTCCTCCCCCAGAGATGCCCACGCCAGGCAGCTTGCATAAAGCTCGCCGTCTGTCATGGTCTGTATCCTGATGACGCCCGGGAAAGCCTCCTGCGGCGTCAGTTTGCGTTTGGCAAGGCACATATTGGCCACAAGGGCGGCATGGTTATACAGCATATAGGCCATCTGTTCCCGCCGGTCGTGCCATGCCTCGATGTATTCCACCAGCTCGCCGGGGGTACGATCCCACGCCACCGCCGGGTCGAGCCCGGCCACAGCGGCGGCGTGTACGATGTCCTGGATCGTCTCCGGCGGGGTCAGGTAGGGTTTTTCTGCCCGGAGGCGTCCGCCTTTGCGTCAAGGGCTTCTGCATCCTCGCCCCCGGCGTTCGTCCGGGCGAGGACGGCGGCGATGCTGGATACAAGGATAGCGCCGCCTGCTGCGGCCGACCGCTCCAACTCCGCCGCCTCCGCGTCATTGCAGATGCCGGCGTCATGCGCCAACTGGATGATCAAAGTACGCCGGAAGGCGGCGTCCTTGCCCTCGTCGGCCAGCAGATCCAGCAGTCTGCCGCCATCCTTGATCTTGTTATTGTTGCCGGGATGCTGCAGCGCCTTGGAAAGCAGGGTGATCTGCTTTTCGATATCATCAGCGGCGGCGGCAATATCCGTCAGCAGGGCGGCGCCGGGGATGCCGTGGGCCTTAACATAGGCGGCGATGGCGGTACTGGTCAGCCGGAGGGTCAGCTCAGTGCCGTCCTCCAGCGTAAGATTATAGGTTTTCATGGATGGCTACTCCTTTCAGGGCGCCGTTGCGGCCAGCGTGGGTTTTTTGGTGGGCTTGATGCCGACGCTAAAGGCGATGCCAGCATCGGAGCCAATTTCGCCGATGGGCTGATAGCTCGTGGGGACACCCACCACCGTCAGCGTCTTACCGATGGCCGTAGGCAGAGTGATCTTCACGGTCACCTCGGTGCCGGCATAGAAGGCCGTCTCGAACGCCGTCCGCCCGTCATCGGTGCCAAGGAAGAAGCCTTCGATTTTCATCTCGTCCGCCTCGATAAAGTCGCCCAGATACTCTTTCATCTGATCGTTGTTGGCGTAGCTGTTCAAGTCGGTGACATCCACCGTGCCCCGCGTCAGGTTTGGCGGGGTGATTTTTGTAATACTGGCAAAATTCTTGAATGTCGTGCCGTCCTGGCTAATGGATGCGGTTGCGCCGCTGCCCGTCGCCTTGTTCGGGGTTGTATTTCCTGCCATGGTTACTCCTCCGTTTCGCGTTTGGTATATTTGATTCTGTTGATCCACCGCTGCAGGCCGGGCGGGTACTCCTCCCCTGCGGGGTGGTCGTACCGGTGAAGGGTCATGGCCTTTACGGCCCCCGCAAAGACCTGCAGCTCGTTTCCGGTCATACTGTCCGGGTCCGCCCCGTTCTCCGCCAGGTACGCCTCGGCTTCCTCGCCGAGGGAAGCGATGAGCTGACGGGTTTGCCCGTCAGCATCATCGTCCGCCCGACAGTACAGCATCAGATCATCGACTGATACGTAGGCCATAGGGATTAGGTGCCGGAGATCGTGCCGACCACAAAGCCCCTGTCCACCACCAGATTGCCGCCCACAAAGGCGTCGCCCAGGATGGCGTTCATCCGCTCCACAGCTTTAACGCTCTCGTCCACCCGGATGACGTACTGACCGAAGAGGGCCAGCAGGTAGTTGGCAGGATCGCCGTAGAGGAGTTTGCTGTCGCCCACGCCGGAGACGATGGTATAAGGCACGATGGTGCCGCCGTCCTCGATCCGGCCGGTGTTGGCGTTGCCGGCGTCGGGGATGATCTTATACAGCCGCTGCTTTTCGTTGGTGCCGCGCAGAGCGCCCAGCGCCTGCAGTGTCTTTTTGGTCAGCAGCAGGCGGGCGTTACCGCCCAGCTCCTCGTCGCCGCCGTAGGCGTAGACCAGTTTGTCCAGCGTGTCCACGCCGATAGCCGCGCCCAGCGCCACCGAGCTGTAGATGGCCGTGCCGGCGGTATTTTTGGCGGTGGTGATGCCGTACATATCCGGCGAGTTCTGGCCGTCGCCGTTGACGATCAGACCGTTGATCTTCCGCCGCAGCGCACGCAGCGCCATGGTCTGGATTTTGGCGGCGTAGTCCGCAGGGTTCAGCCGCCCCAGATTGCGATCGACATAGGACGTCACATCCACCTCATAGGGTGCGATCTTGGCCTTGGCGAAGGTGGGGTCGCTGGCCGTCCGGGCAGTCCCGGCGAGAGTGGCCACCTTACCGCCCTGCGCCTCCATGTCGGATACCACATAGGGCTCCTCGTACGCGCCCATGCCCTCCAGATTCTCCGTCCGTACCTGGTCGATCAGGCTGGAGGTCTGGCCTGCAAAGCCGTCCCGGATCTCGCTGCCGGCGCCCTGAGGCTGTACCAGCGTGCCGGTGGCCAGCGTGGTGGAGTCCTGCCGCAGGCCGCCAAAGTGCCGAGCAAGGTCCAGCTTTACGGGCTGATGGGCGGCCAGCATCCTGCCCATCTCCTCCATGTCCTGACGGTCAGTGCCAAAGGCGGGAGCGCCGGCGGCGGCGTACCGATCCATCTCGGTCACCACGGCCTGGATCGGCTCGATCTCGGCGTTGAGGGCGGTGATTTTGTCCATGGCCTCCGTATAGGCGGCCTGATCGTTCCTGTTCAGCGCATCCTGCGCAGCGGCGACATGCTTGGCATGCTGTGCCTGCAGGTCGTTAAGCTTCTGTCTTTCGTTCATTTCGGATTCCTCCTCCGTGTTTAGTAGCGGCAGTGTTCCAGGTCAATCCGCGCCTGATCCTGCCAATTCTGATTATCCCGCCGGGCGATCAGATCCCGGATATCGGGCAGTGTACGCATGGCCCGGGTCACGTTGTCCGTGATCGAGGCCACCAGTGCCAGGGGAGCGCCGTCCGCCCCCGTCTCCTCGCCGATGATTCCATCCACGAGCCCCAGCTCCAGACAGCGTCGTGCGCCGATGTAGGTCTCCGCCTCCATCATCCGCTCCAGCTCCGCCCGGTCGCACCTATCGCCGCATTTGCGGCAGTAGACGTCGAGGATCGAAGCGTCGGCTACGTCCAGCGCCTGCGCCGCCCACTCATGGGCGTGCTTATTGCCGCCGACGGCCCATCCGACACAGTGGATCATCATCTGCGCCGGGAGGGAAATGTCGATCCGGCTGCAGGCGAGGATGTAGTAGCTGGCGGCGCTGGCAGCCAGGGATTGGATCTCCGCCCGCACCGTCACGCCGGACGCCACGGCAGCGGAAATCACGCTGTAGATTTCGGCAGCGCAGTCCACGACGCCGCCCACGCTGTTGATCTCCAACACCAGTTCCTCGCCGTCCGGGAGCTTGGCCAGCGCCTTGCGGATATCGGACGGACAGTAAAAGCCGGCCTCATAGCCCCACCAGCGATAGACCTCGGCCCACTCGTCGGTAATCAGCTCACCGCTCAAATTAAGCCTCACTATTTCTCACCCCCTCCGTTTCGGTTGAGAGACAGCTCCCTCCACAGGGAGAGAGGCACATAGTTGAGGGACGCCATATGTTCATCGCCGCCATCCACCGACGGCATATCCTCCAGCCGCCGGATGTCGTTGACGGAGTAGACGCCGGTCTCCCACAGGGACTTGTAGTAGGCCGCCCGGCTCTGGCTGTCCGAGCGCAGCACGGCCATCATGTTGTAGCGGATTTCCAGATGCCGCCCCCGCTCAGATGGCAGGAGCAGCTTATAGGTCTGCTCCTCCTCCATCTGGGTTACCCGGGGCTGCAGGTTGCTGATGTACTCAATGGCGTTCTGCTCGTTGGAGTTGTAACTCTGTTTCCCCGCCTGGAGTTTGTAAAGCGGCACGCCAAAGTACCTGGCGATGTCTTCCACGGTCTGGCTCTGCTGCTCCACAAACTGGCTGTCTTTGTGGCTGATGCCCAGGGGCTGATACTTCAGCCCATGGTCCAGGACGGCGATCCGATGGGCATTGCTGGGGCCGGAGTGGACCTTTTCCCACTCCTCCCGCATGGCCTCCTTATGGGTCTTACCAGTCGGTTTCCCGTCCGGGTCCTTGACATAGCCGCCCAGATCGGCATCCACCGTCAGGACGCCTGAGGGCTGGCCGCCACTCTCGTAAAACTGGGCGTTGTACTCCTGCGCGGCCAGTGCGCCCTGAACGGTATCAGCGGCGTAGCTCAGCACGCTCAGCCCCGTGTAGCCGTCCCGGGTCGGCCCCTTGTAGTGGCAGACATCCTCGTTCGGCAGCCGCATGATCTCCCCGGTCACCGGGTTGGTCACGTCGTACCAGGGCCGCCGGTACCGATCCAGCCACACCCGCACCAGATTGCCCGGCAGGGGGATCAACTCCTCCGCCTCTCGGGTGCGGGGGTTTCGCCAGATCCAGTCGTAGGCGTCGCCCTTGGTAAGGACGGAGTCCTCCAGCAGCTTTTTCCGTACGCTGGGAGTCATAGCCTCGTTCGGCCGGTCGTTGAGCAGCCGGAGTATCTTGTGATCTGTCCGCTCGTTGGTCGCCGTGTCGATGATATAGGCAGGCAGCACGCTCATGGAGTTGGAGCGGATGTCGATGGCGGCGTAGACAGCGGACAGCTTCCTGGCCTTCTCCGCCGTGGGAGGGCCGGTGCCGCCTCCATACACAACGCCGGGTGTGTGGATCGTCACGGCATTTTTCCGGCCACGTGAGCCGGTAAAGAGATCTGCGATCATTGCTTGCATCGCTCCTTTCTCCCACAGCAGTTACTCCTCGCCACGGGGATGATCTTCCGGGCGTACCCACGGCACACCCCATGACTGATATGCGGCCAGCCGCAGGGGTTCCGCACGCTAGCCCGCTCCATGACTGTCATCCTCTCTGCTCGCCGCCCTGCAAATCAGCAGGCCGAGAGCGGCCAGCACTGCGCCGCCGGTAAGCACGCCGAGCCAGGCGTTACGAGCTAAAAAGCCCAGTGCCACACACATCATAGTCAGCCCCAGCACCGCCAGCACGGTGCCTAAGATGTCCAGTTTTCGTCGCATCTTGATCTGCCTCCTCTGCACATTCCGGGCAGACGTACAGCCCGCCGGGTATCTCCTGCTTGATGCTTACCATCCAGGTGCGCTTACAGCAGATGCACTCTTTGTACTTCGGTTTGATCCGCTCCATCAGAACGTAAACGCCCCCGCTTCCAGCTGCTCCGCCAGCGTGTCCGTTGGCGCCAGCATCGCCGTTGCCTTGGCAATAATCCAGGCAACCGCTATATCAATCCGCCCGGTGGAGCGGTTTTTCATTGGCTTGATGTTCTCATTTCCGTCAGTGGCACATCGGACGTTGCCGAAGCACCACCGGGCACAGGTGTTATGCTCGTGGACAAGCTCACCCGCCCGCAGCTCCCGCTCCAGCCCCTTCATGGCCGGAGACAGACTGGTCATGTTCTGGGGGATCTCAATGACGGAGATACCCGCATCCATCAGTTGGGCGCTCAGCATCCGGGAGAGGTACGGGTCAACGCCCAGAGAGTGGAGCCGGTACCGCCGGGCGCAGTCAAGGACGGTCGCCTTGATGTCCTCATAGTCCACCATGTCGCCCTCACAGAGCCGGAGATACTCCGCCCGTTCCCAGTCCTGATAGGGCACATGATCCCGATTTTCCGCCTCCGTGACGCCCACACGGGGCCGCCACGCCCAGAAGAGGGTCACGGCCAGCGGTAGGCCGGGCTGCGCCGGGAAGTACATCACCAGCGCCGAGAGGTCGGTGGTGGAGCTTAAGTCAAGGCCGCCGTAGCAGCGTTTCCCCCGCAGCGTCTCCCGCATGGCTCGCCGGAGGGTGTTGCCCTTTAGCCCCTGCGCCTCCAGCTCCGGCACGTGCCACTGGGTACGGTCGTAGAGGGTCAGGGGCAGCCATCCCACCGACTTGGTGGCGATCCACTGATTCAGCCGGAGCCACCGGAAAAGCCGCTCCGCCGCCTCGCTGGTTTTGGCCGTCCGTGCCTCCTGCCGGAGGGTGCGGAGACTCACCGTCTGCCCCAGAGAGGGGTTACACAGCGCCCAGAGACCCTCGTCATAAATGTCCAGTGCCTCTATCCGTTCCGGGTCATCCCCGGTAAGGGTGCTGATGCCGCACATGATGGGCAGCCAAAGCGGATCGTCCACGTCCGTCTCGCTCTCGGGTTGCCCTGCCCGCAGGGCACGGATGCGGCGGCATTTCTCGTGGATCTCCCAGCCGATGGAGCGGCGGTCGGGGTCGTCCCCGGCAGTGGTCAAGATGATCCACACCGGCTGACGCCGGGCAGAGCCGGCAGCGCCGGTCATGATATCCCAAAGCTCCCGCTTTTTCTGAGCGTGCAGCTCGTCAAAAATCACGCAGCTGGGAGAGTAGCCGTGCTTGCTGTATCCGTCAGAGCTGAGCACCCGGAGGAGGCCGCCGTTCGGCCTGTAGAGGATCCGCCGCTGAGACTCGATCACTTTTAGCTTGCCTGTGCGCTTAAGCTTGGCCAGCGCCGGGACATTGTCGATCATGTACAGGATGGCGTTAAAACAGATACCGGCGTTGTCCTTGTCCGCCGCACAGAGATACACCTCCGGGCTTTGTTCACCGTCGGCAAGGAGATGGTACAGGCCAAGCCCCGCCGCCAACTCCGTCTTGCCGTTCTTTTTCGGGATCTCCTCGTAAAGATACTGATAGGCGCGGACCAGCTGACCGTCGTCGTCCGGCTCCAGCGTGCTGTAAAACAGGTCAATGGCATCCTTTTGCCATTGCAGCAGCCGGAAGGGCCGCCCGGCCCACTTGCCCTTGGTGTGGCAGAGCAGGCCGAGAAAGGCCTGGACTCGCTGGCCATACTCCAGATAAAACTCGCTCACCCGGATCCCACCCTGCTCGGGGGGAAGGCCAGCAGCTTGGCAAGGTCGTCATCATCCTCCTCCGGTGCCTGCGGGATCACCAGCTGACACCGGCTGGAGATGGACAATCCCAGATCTCCGGCACAGGCACGGCACTGCTTAAAGTACTTATCCTGGATCGCACTCCACTCCGCAGCCCCCTCGGAGTCTCGCTTGCCGATAGCCTCGATGGCGTACCTACTGACGGATACCCACGCCTGATGGGCTACCAGATAGCGGCCCAGCGTGTCCCGGTCCAGCTTGCAGAAGATACCCAGCTTGATCAGCCGTTTGGAGATGTCGTTGAACTCCGGTCGCAACTCCTCCGGGAGCCATTTCGGCGCCCGGACGGCCTTGTCCATGGCGGCGTTGACCTCGCTCCGGCGACGGGCGTCCTCCTCCGCCTTGGTCATATGCTTTTTGCCCTTGGCCTTTACAAGCTCGGTAGGCTGCCGTCGCCCTGCCATATCCACCCCTCCTCAGATGTTTCCGTCGGCTCCGTCTCCTCCACCGGCTCGGCAGAGGAGGAAGAGAAAAACAAATCCTTGTAAAACTGATACAGATCGTCGTCCTGCTCCAGCGTGTATTGCTCCCAGTTGGGGGCATCGTTAAGATTGCAGGACGTCTCCAGCACCCAGCGCCCGGCGTCCGTGTCGAACAAGATCACCTTGGCGTGGTTGCTGGCCGGTCTGCAACGCCATCCGGCCTCCCGACACAGGGTGTCGAGCTGGTCAAAGATCTTTCGCTCGTCCCCGTGTCGGCTCCCCGCCAGCCGCCCCAGGATAAAATCCGCATCCAGCAGGCGGCCTCCGTCGTGGAGCTGGCGCAGGAGTTTGATGCATCGGGGGCCCACCCGGAAGGTAGTCACGCCCATCCAGCGGATGACGTGCTGATCCGCCACCCACCGGACAAACCCCACGGCCGAGAAGGAGCAGAAGGAGATCAGCCGGAGGCTATCGCCCTCGCTCGGAAGCTCCCCCACCAACTCGGAGAGGTTACACGCCTCCCGCATGGGGGCCAGCAGCTTCCGTTTGCGCCGGAAGCGCAGGAGCCGGTTGCCCTGGTCCATAGAGATCAGCCCTTTCTGATGCCCTCCCAAAATTTCGGGTGGGGAAAATTTTTCGCACAAATG